GTACCGCCTTGGTAATCTATATATGAATTTGTATTCCAAAGGTTTCCTCCGTAATTATACATGGCACCATAATCACAGAAAAATTGTGCAATTGAACCAATTCCGCCCACCGCAGGAACTCCTACTGATCCAGCAGAAGCAGCATATCCAGCACTTCCAGCATATCCAGCATATCCAGCACTTCCAGCATATCCAGCATATCCAGCAGACCCAGCACTACTAGCATATCTAACGCCTAAGTCTGATGGTTCCGTCCATCCACTTCCAGAATATGTACCATCATTATATACTTTTCGACCATAATATGAATATCCAGCACTATCAGCATACCCAGCATTTGATGATGAATATGAATAACCAGCATATGCAGCACTTGCAGCATAACTAGCATTTGTTGATGAATATGAAGAACCAGCACTGTAAGCATATCCAGCACTTCCAGCATATCCAGCATTTGATGATGAATATGAAGAACCAGCACTACCAGCATAAGCAACAGATTGTGAACCAATGTTGGTACTGTTAATGTATGTTACCCAGCCACCGTAATTTCCTTGAGACACGTTTCTGGTTCTAAGTATGTTTGCATTGTCTTCCCAACCCCATGCAACTTGAACACCCCATACATTGGAAGTATTTGTGTGTCGCATGTTTTGTTGGAACCACCATGTGCCACCTGGACCACCCGTATAACTTCCCCATTGTGTGTCACCACGGAGAACTGTACTACCAGGAGGAGTTGTTGCGAAATCTGTGTTCCAGTTTTGATTGGTTGATTGAGTATAGTTATATGAACGTCCCGAATCAGTTGCATATGCAGCATTTCCAGCAGAACTAGCAGAACCAGCACTTGTAGCATACCCAGCATTTGTAGCAGAACCAGCACTTGTAGCATACCCAGCATTTGTAGCAGACCCAGCACTTCCAGCATATCCAGCATATCCAGCATTTGTAGCAGAACCAGCAGAACCTGCGTATCCAACACTCAACGATCCAGTTTGATATGTGCGTAAATAACTATCACCGCCGTTTGTGCCCCAAACTCTTGCAGGACTGCTTGCATTATTTTCGTCACCATTAGATGAGTTGATATAACCTGCTTGTATATAACCGTTTACATCAGTTCTTACAATTTTATTTGCTTCATTGTTTCTGCCGGCATGTACATTTAATCCGCCAGCTTGTGTTGCGTTTCCAGCACTTGTTGCATATGCAGCAGAACCAGATATACTCATTGTATAAGTTGTTCCTGTGCCAACATTCAATGCATTTTTAACGAAAGCAGTAGTTGGAATTGTAGTATCATTAGATGCGGTGGCAGGTGTTAGACCAACCACTGTACCAGTAAATGTGCCACCAGATTTAGGCATTTTACCAGATTCTAATGTGTCAATTGCAAGTTGAATTGATCCTGTTGAAAGAGCACCTGTTGCTGGTCCATATGTAATATTGTTTGCAAAATATTCATATACTGCATAACCATCTACTTCGACCAATATTTTATCATTAACAACTGGTGCAACAGTCATTGTTACTCTAGATGTGCCAGAATTTAAACTATACTCAGATTCTAATTGACGAACACCGTTAATATACACTCTAACTTGGTTGGCCTGACTGAATGTTGGTGTTGTATATATTGTTGTTGTACCATCACCAGTATAAGACAATCTATTGGATGTAATTCTGGTACCAGGTTGAGTGCCTGCACCGCCTGCACCAGCAGCAGTCCAATAAAAGTTACCTGAACCACCAGTTGCAAGTACATAACCTGAAGTTCCACTTGCTGTACCTGTAGCAGCAGCAACCAATGTGTTGAATGCTGATGAAGCTGATGTTGAACCAGTACCACCAGATGATGTTGACAGAGGAGTTCCTGTTACTGTTAATCCGGTAAATAACGGACTTGCGGTAGTCCGCAAATCTTGTGATGTGCTGATTGCTAAGGTGTTTGCAGTAGTTGCATAAATTTGTACACCATTATTTGATGTAAATGTCAATGATGCATCAATTGGTGATATTGAACCTGTTGTTCCCTTAATCTCAGATGTTGCAGCATTAGCTTTTGCAAAAGCCGCATTAGCTTTTGCATGTGCTGGTTCAATTTGTGGTCCAACATTGTTTGCTGCAGCATATGAAGCATTTGCACGATCAAATGCACCGTTTGCAAATGAAGCTCCTGAGTTTGCTGCGGCATAACCAGAATTGGCTCTTACAAATGAACCATTGGCAAAAGAGTCTGCTGAATCTATTCTTGCTTTTAAGAAAGTATTTGCAGTTTGTAATGCGGTATTTAATGTGTTTGCGGCTTTGGATGATGCGGCAGTTATTGAACTTATTGATGTTGTTGAATCGCTAAGTTGTTGTTCGGTAATAATTCTGTAGTATGAAGCCGCTTCAAAACTATTTACATCATTAATGTCAAAATAGTTTCCTGCTTCATTCCAACGAATTGTTGCATTGGCCGTAGCAGTATTGGATGTTCCATCAATCGTTCTATAAACTCTGAAATATGATGTTTGATTTTTTGCGTTTTGGCTTAATGTAAATTCGTTTACATTGTATACTGTTTTACCATTGATAACAAAATTGCCACCAATACCAAAATCATTTGTAACTTGCAAACTCTTAGCATAAACTTCAGCTAAGCTTGCATCTAACAATTTTGTAACTGCTATGTTTGGTGTATAAACATCATTATTTGCTCTTATTGTATTTGCTGTTACTGTATTTGTTGCCCAAACATTTACTGTATTAATTCTAGTATTTGCTACTAACAAATCGGTGAGTGTGGTTCCAGTAACAGACATTGTTCTAGTATTGGCTGCCGAATTGGCTTGTAGAACATCAGTATATGTTACACCAGTAACTGACATGGTTCTGGTGTTAGCCGCAGAATTAGCTTGTAGAACATCAGTGAGTGTGGTTCCAGTAACAGACATGGTTCTAGTATTGGCTGCGCTATTAGCTTGTAACACATCAGTTCTTGTGGTTCCAGTAACAGACATGGTTCTAGTATTGGCTGCCGAATTGGCTTGTAGAACATCAGTATATGTTGTACCAGTAACAGACATTGTTCTAGTATTGGCTGCTGAATTGGCTTGTAGAACATCAGTATAAGTTACGCCAGTAACAGACATGGTTCTAGTATTGGCTGCTGAATTTGCCTGCATCACATCAGTGAATGTAGTTCCAGTAACTGACATTGTTGTAGTATTGGCTGCACTATTAGCTTGTAGAACATCAGTATAAGTTGTACCAGTAACAGACATGGTTCTGGTGTTGACTAGTGAATTGGCTTGTAATAAATTAACAAATCCAGTTTGAGTCACAGAAAGTGTTTGCGTATTGGCCTGTGTATTGGCCTGTAAATTATTGGTAAATGTTGTGCCAGTAATTGAAGCAGTTGTTGTATTAACTGTAGCATTAGCTTGCACATTATTTGCATATAAAGTCCAAACAATACTTGCATTTGATGTGTTTGATGAAGTATTAGCCTGTAACACATTAGTGTATGTAACACCAGTGACAGACATAGTTCTAGTATTAACAAAGTCATTAGCCTGTAATGATCCGGTTAATATATTTGTATTTGCTTGTAAATAATTTGTATAACTGGAACTATTTGCAACTGAAACATCTGTTAATGTACTATTGTTTGCTTGTAATTTATTTGCAAATATGGTATTATATACTGAAGCGTAAGATGTGTTTACAGTATTGTTTGCCTGTAATGTTCTTGTGATGGTTGCATATGATATTGCAACATTACCACCAATTATAGCATTATTTGAAACTATTAATGCGTTACCTGATCCTAAAACATTCAATACATTACCAACGTTTGCAGTTCCTGTTGTTGCAAGACTCAAATTTCCATTTGAAAAGTAACCTTGACCTTGAACATTTAAATTGTTTTGAATAGTTGCAGATGAACCAATACCTGTTACTGAAAAAACTTTTGAAACGATAACATTACCGTTTGATTGTAAAGCAGTTTGTGAACTTTCGGAAAGATATAATGTTCCAGAATCTTTGACATAATTATCTTTGGCAAGAATGTTGTTTTCGATAACTAGATTGTTGGTCGAAACCATCCAATCACCAAATGTATTGGCATAACTTAATGAGGATACTGTATTAGCCATTTTAACCTTTTTCTAATAGTTTTAATAACAAATTTTTTATTTCCGTTATATCTTCTCTGAGAACTTTAACCTCAGACTTAACATTATTTATTTCATTTTTTTGAGACTCTAGTGCTCGGCGTTTATTCAAATACTCATCCAAACCATTTTTATCTTGGTTTATAATTGCACCACTTCTGGTATCTCTGACCAATTTTGTACCTTCAACTCTCAAGTATGTCATAATTATGGAATTGGACTGTTAAAGTTTGAAGGTAATGCAATACATCTCATATCCGTTAAGTATGGAACGATTGTTTTATCTTTAGTCACCAACACAATTTTGATTGCAAATTGATTAAATAAATTGTATGTTTGGCCATTCGTGGAAACATAAGAAACATAACCTTGTTCCATACCAAATATGCCGGGTGCAAAAGTATATTCGTGTAAATCGCCTCTAAAATTGGAATATAGTGTACCACAATTTTTTGTTTTAGTCATCAATTTCCAAGAACCATCAGCAAAAGCTTGTGTATCATTTCTATTCAAAATTTTGTAGTATACTTGTATATCTGTTCCAATTGGACGATAAGCAGACAAATACACATTCAAATCACCAGAGTCAAATCCTGCATCCAATACAACCTTTTTGGTTATATATCTGGTTGCAGCAGGACCACCATTCTTAGAAGTCTCACCTGTTATTGTTGCAGATGCACCAGAAGCAGAACCACTACCAACAACAACTGAAACTGTTGGTGTTTCTATGTATCCTGAACCCGGTGTTGTTAGATAGATTGAGGTAATTTTGCCACTTGTAATTACTGGTGATGCATATGCTTGTGTACCATTCAATCCTGTTGGTGCAGAAATGGTAACTGTTGTGTTACTTGAATCGTAACTACTACCTTGTGAAACAATAGATATTAAACTATTTGACAATTCACAATTGTTGATATTATATTGAACTGTAAATACAGTTGTTCCAGCATCAGAAATAACTGGAGAAACAGCATTGTCTAATGAAGATAATTGTCCATACAAGGAAAAAGATGTTTCAGAGTTTGCAATTAATAATCTTTCACCTTGATTATCATCCAAATAAATGTGTTCGTACATTGTTGTACCATATTTACCTGGATTTATTGCAACCTGGCCAGCAGAAGTTTCGCCTTGTAACGTTGCATCATATGTGTAATTAATTGATGTTGATGATGGTACGAAATCTGTTGTTGATATATTAAATGCATCCACTAATATGTTTGAATTTGATGTTGTTGAAATCAAATCTGTCATTGTGTTTGCATTTTTGTAGAAATCAATTTCAGAATCAACCAAAGTTCTTTGTGGTAATTTTTTAGGTATAACCATTCTAACTGATGGTGTAACTGATGTGTTGAATACACAACGGTCAACAGTAAACATCAAACTTTGGTTTTGATCTGCTTCCCATGTTTGTGAATTTTGAGAAATGAATAAACCACCAACATAATATGCAGATGATATTTTTGTAATAGAACTTGGATATGGATCAGTTGATAGATTTTTTACTGTTGAGGGTAAAGCTTCTTCATTATTAGAAGCGGTCCACATGGTATATTCATTTGAATTTGATTTCAACATAAATGCATATAATACACCGGTTTGAATATAAACTGGCGCAGTAAATTTGAATTCAGTGTAAGTAGTTGAATCCAAGTATTGTGGTGTTGAAGAAACTTTAACTTGAGTTGGATCTAAAATAACTATTGAATGATCTAATGTTGTTCCGTTTGGATAACCATTTAATGTACCAACAATAGAGAGTGTTATTGGTGATCCATCATTTGTTGATGTTGGTTTTGATGCAAAGAACACTTTAATTGACGATAAAAAAGCACCATTTGGAAAGTTTGTTGGATCAATTTGAAAAGTTTGACATACTGGATCAGCGAAAGGTGGCGGAGGTGGTTGCAAATCTGTAACAATTCTTCTTGTTTGCACTTCGGACGTATTTGTTGTATAAGAAGAATCTTTATACAATGTTTGTTTGAAAACATCTTTTGCGCCAGCTGGAGATGCACCAAAATCAATGTTTTGTTTATTGATTTGTAGGCCTTCGGCATAAAAGGTGCCTTCAGCATATGTGGATACCGTAGCAGTATTGTTATTGATACGGTTGTCCAAACGGAATACTTTTTGGCCAGTATGGAAGGTGTTTGCTGGTATTGTAAACACACCAAAGAAATCACCACGTTCATTAGTTTCAATTGAACCTGTGCTTGAACCAATAGAATATGTTTCTCTGTCTGGTAATCCAACAACTGAAGCTACTGCAATTGGTGTTGCAAGTGTTGCTACTTTTGTTGTTCCATTGTATGCAGTAATAACTGCTGATTGGCCAGGATTTGCACCAGAAGTTATGTAAAGTGTTAAACCATTATAGAAATTTGTTGTACTTGATGCTAATGGTGATAATTGTACTGATGTAAGTGATGCTGAATCTTTCAACGTACCACTATAGTGTTCACTTGAGTTACTAAATTGTGTTGCAACAACACTACCTGAAGCTGTAGATGATTGATAAACACCTGATGCATTAAAGAATCCGTTTTGTAAGGCTAAACCATTATTGTATGTGGTTGTCTTAAAGTCATTTGAAACATACAAACGAATCTTGGTTGTATCGGTGTAATTGTATACACCTTCAATTTTACCTGTAGGTGTAAATGTGCCAGATGAATAATAACCAATAATATCACCAGCTTTAAATGTGCCAGTCACGGATGCAATTTCAATCGTATTCAATCTGCGAACATAAGCATCAACACTTACATTGTCAAAGAACGCATACAATTTAGTTTTAATCAATAGATTAGAAGCTTTGATTACTATTTGTTGCGGTTTAATCCATGGAAGAATGCTGATATCATTTATATAACCATCATTCAGTGCATAGGTGTTATCTATTTTATTGTATGGTCCAAGTAAATTATTCTGTTGTTCTTTAAACTTTGTGATATAAGTTGAAGAAAGTGTGGAATTTTGTATTGTTGTTTGTTGCAATCCAGTTGAACCACCTGTCCAACCAGTGGTATTAGACACTGTGGCCCATGGACTAGATTTTTGTGATTGTAGACTTGTTATTGATGTACCAGGAACTGTTTGCCAATCACCAAAAGACAATGTATTTGTCACATCACCTCTTTGGAATACTTGTAAACTAGGATCAACAACTAATAATGATGGTGAATATGTTGTGTCAACCCAATTGTCCATATTTGGTGTTAATGACAAACTACCTTTTGCAAAAGGAGTATTGAATGGGTTTACATTCGTTGTTCTACTTGCTAATTTTTGTGCAACAAGATTGGTTGTAGTATATGGTAATGTAAAATAATTTACTGAACCTTCTCTACTAACACTGTAATTCAATCCAGAAATTGATGATGTTGTTGGTGAATTCATGTTATACACCATTGCTAAATTTTTCAATGGAAAATTATTAACATTTTGTCCAGCCGTCAACTGTCTTGTTCTTCTATTGATGTTTGCATTATAGTCTGTGATACCTGAATCTGAAGCGGAAAAACCAGAAAAATCATCCACCATAATACCATTTTTAAATCTATTCAAACCATATGCATCTGAAATTTGCAACGAATTTGCATTTTGTTCAAGTGAATTTAATGATGTGTAATATTCAACACGGTTAATTCTTGTGTCAAGTCCCGCAATATCAGCCATTGTGTAACGGCGGTGTTGCACTTTGTCAATAGACAAATCTGGTAGTTTGCCAATAGGAGCTTCAGTTGTTACATAACCAGTATATGGATTATGTGTAATGTTGGCTATTGTTAATGAAGAATCTGGTTCATTAGGTAAAATTGGATTGATTGAAGGTGATCCTTCAACTATTTGTAGACTTCTATCTTTTGTTAGAACCAATTTATCTTTACGGCCAAGATAATATTGATAATCACAAATAAAGTTTGTTGAATCTACAGGCAATAAAATTCCAAATCTTATTGTATCCGATGGATTAGAATAGCGGAAAACAAAATCTGATTGAGCATTTTGTCTTGATGGTCTGAAATCTAAACAATCTCTCAATGAATATGTTGTTCCATTTTTACTTGTGTAGTCTCCAATTTCCCTGTATTGTTCTGGTAAATTTGAAGAAATATAAGATGTTTGACTAAAGTATCCATCACCACCGGAATGTTTGTAGTAATCAAGATATACAAGCAAATTACCTAATGGCTTAGGTGCACCTGGTTTTAATGTAATTGATGCATGGCCATAATAACCATCTCTTTGTCCATTATCGAACACATAATTATTTGTAACATCATATGTCGAATTGGTATACATTGATGTTAATGGTACTGTACCTGAAGCTTTTGTATCAATAATTTTTATAATTCTTTTCACATCAGATAGATACAATGATTGTTTTGTTCCAGGTGCCGCAACTCCTGCGGCCTGTATGTAAACTTGACCACTAGAAATTACACCATCATCAACATATGTGTAGGTGTTAACTTGTGTTCCACTAGTGACAACTGTATTTGCATTGGCGGTAACTAAATTTTTAATTTTTAAAATTGCACCAGAATCAGTTGCAACTGGCACATCAACTTTAAGTAAAATTGTTGCCGTAAATGCAGTTAAATCTGAAGTTGTTGTTTGTAATGTTGCAACAGATAAATTGTTATTTATTCCAATTGTTCTAGGAGATACGGTCCAGTTAACAATATCACCAGCTGCAAATTTTGAATTTGATTGAGCATTTGTCACAATAATTGTGAAATTTTCTAGAATCAAATCTGAAGTTAAATTTTGGCCTGCTGTGCCTATGTGTGCAATTTTATTATTATAACTTGAAAGATCCACTACTCCAGATAATGTACTACCAGAAACACTAAAAGTAACACCTCTAACTTCAATGAAAGATGTGTAATATGCTCGAGAAATACCAGAAACATAACGTAAACCTATTGGATATATTAATTCTGGTTTATTTGGATTTACAAAAATTGCATCACCAGAAGATAATCCAGTTTCTTTTCCTGTGTCATCTATTTTTGCTTTACCGTATATGGTGTAGTTGCTAGTATTAATTTGCAACATAGACTCTGTATCAGTTGTATCAAAATTCATCACAAAAGTTGAGGTGTTATCTGGTGTAACACTCCAAGCCTTATTTACAGTTGCAGTTCTGGTAGAACCAACATATGATGTAATTGTTCTTGTTTCACCTGCATCTGTTCCTGCGGTGATGGAAATATCAACATTAGCATAAGCACCATCAATTGAGGATGTTAGTCCGTTTGTTGCAGGTAAAACTATGGTTGTCGAAGTTGCTGAAACAACTGTGCCTGTCAAAGCTTGATTTTGCAAATCATATACCATTGCCTTAAAGATATGTGTGTTTGCATTGGCTGATGGTGCGCTTTGATAATCTAAACCACGAATGTAACCTCTGGCCACCAAAGTAGAATTATATGTTGTTGCATTGGCTGTGTATACATTATTTGGTGAAACACAATGTAAGTCTATTGTATTTGCTGTAGTTACATCAAATGTTTTTGAATTTGCACCATGTACATTTGATACAATAAAATAACTACCATAGTTTATAATTGTTGTGTCATTTATTTTTGAATCTATTGTTCTTGCACGATTGGAAGATATATTGATTGGTGACGGATTTTCCACACGGTAACCATGTACATATGCAAGGCCTTTACCAACACCCATTATATACTTGTCCTCATCATCCGGATCAACTTTTGGTGTGACAGTGAAATCGTTTACAATATAATCACCATTTGTTTCATAGTCACGCTTTGCAAAATAGTCATCAATTGTTGCATAAACTGAACCATCAATCATTTTGAAAACGTTACCATCTTCAATACGAAGTAATTCAATAAAAAATTGGTCATCACCAAAATACAATGGTTTTGATGTTAGTTCAAGACTAATAACATATCTGTCTGCACCTGGTGCCTGGTAGTTTGATGCACCAACCGCAGGATCCAACAACGATGCATCATTTGCATAATCATAAATTGTTTCAGTAATTTCAAGACCAACCCTTCTAGATGGTGTACTATCATATTTACTTAATATGATTGTTATTGGTTCAATTTGTACAAAGTTACCAAGAACATAGAACACACCTTTTGCAATAGAAACAACAGAAGATTGACCTGTTGAATTGTTTGTAATTGCTTGACAAGCTTTAGTTGAATTTACATCATATATGATATCATTATCAGTAAAATGTGTACCTGATTTATAAACAACAATTAATGTTGGTGGATCACCTTGTCCTGATGTGCCCGTTGCTTGTGCAACAGCAATAACTTTTGCTCTAATTGTTCCTATTGAATTAGTTAACAATAAACCATTAAAATCGGTAACATCAATTGTTGCACCATTATATGTGCTTTGTAATTTGATATAGAAACAATTAAAATTTGTTGTAAGTTGACCGCCAGTTACAGGAGAATTTTCTTTGAATATATTATTGGCAAACTTAGTAATCTGATCCTGTAGAATTGTTTGTGCTTGTGTTAATTCTCTGGCTTGTACAGCCTTACCTGGTTTGAATAAAATTCGATGAAAGTTTTTCGCATCATCGAAATCATCATAGTAAGGATCAACGTTAAAATTTAGAGCCATTTTTTTCCCTTAGAAACCTAATACAAATTTGAGTTGTTCTATTCCGTCACCGCTTCTTTGAACACCAGTTCTATTTTCAATGTATGCCAAATAACCTGAGTAAATTGCAAAATTTGGAAGACTGTAAGATAATACAGTTCTTGTTGATGCAGTTGATTGACCAAAAATAGGACTATTAGTTACTGGAACACCTTTTGTATTTATTAGCTTTAATAAATTGGTAGCAAAATTAAAATATAAAACCGTGGCAGTAAATGTTGGATTGTCTGCCGTACCTTGATAAACAATTTCATCCATTTGAAAACCAGTATCTGAACCTGGTGCAACAACGATATCTGTAGTTGTACTATATGCGACACCATTTGCATATATTGGATTATATTGTTTGGTTGTTGGATTAATTATTATACCCAACTGGTGAAAATCAATATCTGTTGGCAATAAACCACCTTCATCACCTTCAAACTCACAAGTCATCATCACATGGTTACATCCCAATTCTGAAATTGGATCAAAACCGTGGCCACCAACAGGTGAAGTTGAAAGTGTTAGTACAGCATTATTGCCAAAACCAGATTTAATAAAAGCATTTGCATAGCTATAATTGCTACCTGGATTAGTAACAATAATATCTCGTATTACACCAGACTGTACATTTGCAGTTGCTGTAGCACCTGTTCCGTCACCAGTTATAATAACTTGCACCACGGAGTTACCAGGATCGTATCCTGAACCACCATCATTTACATTGATAACATCTAAACTACCTACACCGGCCGATGTAATTAATGGGTTTGGTGTGTTTGTACCAACTGCTACTGGCATCCATTCTTTGTCCATGAACTTGAGTTTTAGACCTGTGTCGATGGTGTACATAAACTTCCATTTATAACCATCTGAACTTTGGAACATTTTGTTTGCAGTGTAAGTGCCTGGTTCAAAGTATGGTTCTACAGTTGACGGCTGGTCATTATTATTCCACAAACACTTAAAAACCTGGTCGTATTTGTTTTTTACATAAAACATGTAAGTTATATAACCATTTTGATCTTTTGCAAACATATCACCATCATCTTGAAAATAATTATACATTACTCCAGAGGTCCAATCTACACGCTGTATGACTGGTGATATATCGTTTGTTTTTATTTTCTTTACAATAAACATATTCCTGTACACCTGCTTGAGTGATTTCAAGTCGGTTGTAGGAACAGGTGGATTCACTTCATTATCCCAAGGTGTTGGTTTTGCCAGAAAACAATAGAACACATTGATTGGTTCAGTCAGATTTGGTGGCACCACAGCCACCGGTGCATAGTACATCAGTTCTATCTGAGAAACTTTTGAACCGTTTGTGAGAATATTTTTATTTGCCATAGTGTTTTATTTATTACTGATATGTTATTGCAACACATGTATTTGCCAGATCGTTGTAAAAAGATGTATATCTTAAATATGCTGTTTTTGTGGCCGCCAAAGAAAAAGTTGTTGCACCTATTGTTGAATTGATTGCAGCACATCCATGTGTAATTGTTTTTCCTTGTCCTGTAGTGTTTATTATAAACATATCAACAAATTTTCCTGGAACAAAAGATACAGGCGTAATGACCAAATCTGCTGCAATGTTTGCTTTTATTAAACCAGAATTTTGGAAAGAAAGTGTAATTGCTGTTTGAGATCCTGGAAATATATTTGAAATTCTAATTGTATTGGCTGCATACAATGCACCAGATACAGTTAATGTACCAGGTACTGTTAAATTGGTATCAACTACAATTGTTGATGTGTTTTGTAAAGCACTGGCTGCATTACTGAAGGCTGCTTGTGCAATCGGTTCAATAACATCCAAACGACCTGCTTGTATGCCCGCCAAACTGTATGCAGAATTTGCTCTGGTCCAACCAGAGTTTGCGGATGTGAATGCTCCGTTGGCTCTATCAAATGCTCCGTTAGCAAATGCTGCTGTAGTGTTTTGGGAACTATAAGATGCATTGGCTATTACAAGAGCGTTATTAGAAAATAATGCTGCAGAATTTGCAACTAAGAAAGCACCATTAGCAAAAGATGCACCAGAATTGGCTTGACCAAAAGCACCATTAGCAAAAGATGCTGCTGAGTTTGCCTGACCAAAAGCCGCAGCAGATATGTTGGCTTGCAGGAATGCGGCATTAGCAAATATGGCCGCTGAGTTTGCAACCAAGAATGCTCCGTTAGCAAAGGATGCTGCCGATGGTGCCACATTTGCAGTAGTAAACGCAGCATTTGCAAAAATTGCGGCTGAATTAGCTTTTAGGAAGGCAGCATTTGCAAAAATTGCGGCTGAATTTGCAATTACAAAAGCACCATTAGCAAATGATGAACCGGAATTTGCTTGGTCGAATGCTGCGTTAGAAAATATTGCAGCTGAATTTGCAATTACAAAAGCTCCGTTAGCGAAAGATGCACCAGAATTGGCTTGACCAAATGCAGCAGTTGCAATCGTTGACGCAGAATTGGCTGTTGTAAAAGCACCATTAGCAAATGATGAACCGGAATTTGCTACGCCATATGCACCGTTGGCTCTTGCAAATGCACCGTTAGCAAACAATTCACCTGATGCGGCTGATGCGGTTGCAGATGTGTTTTGTGATGTTCCGTCAGCAAACTTTAATGGTTTTGCAATCAAATTCACACCATCTGTTGAAATTTTTACTTGAACTTTGTCTGAACCTGGACCACCTGCAATAATATTAACTGTTCTACCTGCGGTTGTTGTGCCTATGATTAGGTTACCACCAGTGCCTGTTGCGGTGTTACCTTGTACATACAGATAACCATCTAATGGCAATATAGAAGTATAAGATGGATCGGTATCTGTAGAACCAGCAAGACCTAAATCAATATAATTCTTATCATCAGTACCTGTGTCAGCAGTAATAATATAGTCACCTGAACCATCAGGTGTTTTGTTTTGTAAATTCACCTGCAAATAGTTTGACGTATTTCCGGAAAATTGTGCAACAACATTTGGAAGAATGATTGCGTTGTTACCAACATTCAATGCAGTATTGGAATACAAACTTTCAGCCAATGTTCTAGCTGTGAATTTACTAGTAACACTAGTTGAATTATCAATACCAACCAAAATTGTATTGGATGTGTTACTATCTAAACGTGTTAGATTTGGTAATTGCGAAATTTTTACTGTTGACATTGTTTACCCCAATAGGATTGTTCTATCGTCTTCCGTTGTTAATGTAATACCATTTTCTGTGGTAATCTCTGGTATATATTGTATACCAATAGGACCAAATATCTTAATTTGATTTGATGAAAGTGTACTATTTGCAATGAAGTTTCTCTTAACAGATAGTAAAGTGTTTTCATTAGAAGATAAGTTAGTTGTTAAAACAATTTTATCTTGCAAGTAGTTCACAGATTTAACTGTGTATACATTTGTGTTTACTTGAATTGAATCGCCGGCGTAAACAATATCTTTTAATGGATAACTTGTGTTACTATAAACACCATTGTTTTCATAATCAAATTGACCAGTCAATGATGTAATATTTAGTGTGTTGGTGCCCGAGGTACCAGTAACAACGGCCACATTTCCAAATGTCAACCAAACATTACTTGCAATTGTTATTGAATTTGCTGTGTTATTAACACCAATAACCAAAGCTTTGATGTTGGCACCATTGTCATTTTTAATTGCAATTGTACTTGCATTTGGAAATATAAATGTTTCCAAATTTGCACCAAGTTTATTATTGAATTTGATTACATTGTTACTCTTGTTGGTAAAACTTGTGGTGATACTGAGTACATCAGAAATGTACTCACCCAAGAAATAGGCTAATGGTTGTCCACTATATAAACCTTGTTGTGCATGATGATAAACTTTATTGTTTGATTTTAATGCATAACGACCAATTACATTTGTACCTGTTGGGTGCAATAGATTCAACAAAACTTCTCTATATTTTGCAATTTCTTTTTCAAGTGTAATTTGATATGTGAAATTATTATACTTGGTACTTTGCAACACATCGTAAGAACTTGGTTGTCCTTGTGTTGTTAAATATTCTCCATCACCAATCACAAGGCCATTTAAAAATGTTGCGTTAGCTTTTGCGGATCCATCACCAAAAGTTATAACACCAGTTTTATCATAAGTTCTGGAGTATACCGTTCGTTTACCAACCGCATCAAAATAATCATACGTTTGTACAAATTGTGGAAATAACGAGTTAGCCATTGGTAGTATGATTTTTTTACTATCAATCACCAAAGGTAGTTTTGGATTTGGTTGAGAATCGTAATTGTAAACTCTCAAATTGTATAGTGATAGTTGAGAGTTTGCATCAGCAGCCAACAATGAAATTGAGTTGACTTTTGCAGAATATGATGCAAGCTTGATTGTTGGACCTTGATAGATTACATCATCTTTTTGTGGTAAGTTTTCAATCGCAACATTAGATACAACAATATCTTGTATTCTTATTGATACATTAGGTTTTAATTCATAATCTTCACCATAATTTTCAATTGAAATTGTTGTTACTGAACCTGCTCTATCTACAATTGGAGAAAGTTTTGCACCTGTTCCAAGAATACCAGGAACAAATAAAGATGCGCCAGATGCTAATGTGTTTGCAGATGTTACAGTCACTGAAGGTAAATATTCATTATTATATCCCATTCCACCTAATGGCCATTTTGGATACTTTCTATATTGTGGATCAATAAAATAATCCACTAATGTAATAGCTCCAGTTCCATCAACACTCACTACATTTGCATATGGTCCATTACCATTTCCACCAGAAAAAATAATCCTATCATTCGCTCTATAACCAGCGCCACCATTACTGATCTGAATTGGTCCTAATATACCAAGTGATTTCAGTGAAGACCTAACAGCAAATTCATCAAAAGAATCTTCTGTCACATATGTAGACAATGCAGTTATTTCGGGAATTTTAGTTATTCCGCCACCACCATTATCGACAAAAACAGAAGATATAGGATATGTTGTTATTGAACCAAAAGTAAATGCGTTTGCAAGTGTTGTATCTTTAGTGGATGTTGCAGCATTAGCAAAATAGAAATTCGTATTACTTAATTTAATATTCTTTTTAAATCCAATAACATCAATTGGTATAAAAGCTACATTTGATCTTGCGTTACCTAGTGCCGTTGCAGTTTGTACAATTGCACCTGTAGCTTGTGAGTTCGAAGAACGTACTGATGCACTTATACCAACAATAGCTTGTGCATTAACTGATTCACTATATTTAATATTTTTTATGGTACCATTGGCATCAACCTCAGTTACATATGCAAAAGTTGAATCTTCATATATTACTGAGTCATTAATTTTATAACCACTACCACCATTAATTATTTTAAATGTTGGAGGTAGATATGGTGATACAGATGCAACATTTGCCCTTGCACCACTTGTGGCCGAATCTTCAATTACAATAATTGTATTTGGTTTTGCAGAATAACCATAACCACCATCCAACACATTGATACGTTGAATAGAACCTTTTGTAATTTCACCAATTATTGCTGTTGCGCCAATTGGATTTGCAACGTTTGCGTTTAATCCACCATAAACTACAACTGGATCACCAGGTTGATATGTTAAACCACGACTTGTTGGACTAACTTTTATTTGGCTAATTTGACCAACAATTTTTGCACGAAGTACATTACCACCAAATAAAACATCTTGATTATTTGAATCTACAATTCTAACAGTTTCACCAGAATTAAATAATCTTTCAATGTTTGATATGAATATTTCTGTTTTACTTCCAACCAATACAGCAGCTTCAATTGTTGCAATAGATTTTGAAATTTCACCAAAAATTCTATAGTTCTTTGTTTGCAAGAAATATGGATTGGCTGATAATAATTTTAAACTTTTTGAAATATACCATGTACCACCAGATGCCTTGAATACCGAATCTTTAGTGTTAAATATTTCAACATCAGTATTGTACAATACACGAAAAAGAAATTCGTATGATGATGGTGTACCTTTACTTTGGTATAATTGCCTTGCGACTTTTACTGCCTCTTGTTGGCTTATTAATGATTCTTTTGGAAAATAAGGTAAAAAATCATTAGTAAAATAGTCTAAAAATTCATCAGTTGTTCTATCAATATCTTTATAAGATAGTAAATTTTTAGACCTGTCAGTTACCTTACCAGTTGTTTCCATCCATTCATAGTAAGCCTTTAGAAATACTTTGAAATTGTTATAATCTTCGTTGTCACGGACATGTTCAGGTAATTGGTCAAGTACCTGTAATGAGGTTTTATGGCCATTTTCTATCATGTTGTTTTGGCCGTTACGTTAACAATAATTGATTGTGGATCAAATTCATCCACTGTAAGTATTCTATTATATGATGAAGATAATATAGTGGTTGTTGGATTCACATTCACCGTTAATAATCCCAAATCATTATTTACATTCAATGGTGAAAATGAATTTAATGTCACAACACCCAAATTGTAATCCACAGTTCCAATATTACCTTTGAACACGGTTTTGACATTTGATGTATCATTGTAATATAATCTTAGTGTACCATAACGACCTTCAAGTGTAATTATACCTGCAGCTGATGAACCTGTAGTATCTTCTACCGCAGGTGTAATTTTAAGTATGGCTGAAGTATATCCTGTTCCTTTTGTTATAACATTGATTTGTTTTATTGTTCCATTATTTGTCATAACAGCTTCTGCTGTTGCACCAGTTCCATCACCCAATATGGTTACTGTTGGTTGGCCTTGGTAACTAAACCCCGGATTTGTTATTGTAATAGATTCCACACCACCTGTTGATGATGGAACTTCTTCAATGTATAAACTATCAATTGTTTGTGCTAAATTCAAAGGATTTCTATACACAACAGAAGGTGAACTTATTATACCACTCAAAAACAAACCACGTTTTAATGGTGCACCATAATATAATTTATAAGTTGTTGGCGTTGATAGATTTGGATAAAATTTCTTCTGTAATTGAATTGATATTTCATTTGTGATGATAGAAGAATCGACAGTACCTATTCTATTATTAAAATCGGAAGCTCTAAAAGTAGAATTAAATGTGTTTAGAGTTGTTTTTGCATAGGCATTGATAGCCGATTTTACTGCTGCTTTTATTTGATCGGCCGATGATGTAGTTCTTTTTGGATCATACAATACATTTGCAGTAATTTGTATGTAAGTATAATCAGGATCAATAATTACCGGTTCAACTGTCAACATTGATATTGGTTTTAATACATCTTTTATTAATTTTAATTTTTGGTTTTCTGTTATTGTGTATGAACCGGTTGGTTTCATCGCAATGAATACTTGCCCATAAACTGGTGGATCATTTTCTTGGCCACCCCAAACACTAACCGAATCGAATGAATAACCTAATTTGTTTTGTTGAATTGCCGTAATGTAATCTTCTTTAGTTACAGCACGACCTTGTGAAGCATATGATTTAGGTGCATGAAAACGAATTGAACTAATTGATTCTTTTGTAGAACCTTGAGAAGCTGGTGTTAACGGTGAAATTGCTGAATTTGCATATCCAGCAACAGATTGCATTAATATAAAGTTATTTGCACCAGTTGATGAACCAGCTTGAGTTGAAACATAAGATACATTTATTATGTTATTCTCAGAAATTCTTTTACCTAAAATGCCGTCACCAAAATATATTTCATAGTAACCATTCAGTCCTTCTTGTAGGAAATAAACTTCTGAACTTGGTAATAATGTAAGAAAATTGGAAGCTTCTGTGAAAGTTGATGTATAGTTGTTTGAACCGGATTCTTGAACCGAAACCAACAATGTTGTTGTGTCAACATTGATATCTGGGATTTTAAATTTGTAACCTACTACACTACTACCTTGATATGTTATTGTTGTTCCTGTACCTTGTTTGAGTGTTACATTTTCAAAAAATGCGGTATTATTTGTAACGGCAACTGTATGTGAGTCGGTGTTTACAAAATTATAGTTGACCCCATCAACCGCTTCAGATAAAAACAATGTATATTTTGGTAATGTCAATGAAGTATCATTCACATTTGATATTGTCAAATTGATTGATGCCGATGGTGCCAATGCAGATTTTGGTACATAATTTAGTAATTTGGCTTGTGAAACAACTGAATTTCTTTGTAATGCAGTGTCCAAAAACATCTCATTGGCCACCATATTCAGATAATATGCATTATATTGTGTGTTGTATGCCAACAAATCAATTATTGTGGATAATGCAGAACCCTCATAATTATAATCCTGAAGAACGCCATTATTCTTGAGATAATTTTTAAAACTATCTTTAATATTATTAAAGTCTAGTTCCGTTATGTTGAAATTTGTGTTAGCTCCTGCCATTTTATCTATTTCTCTCTAAAAAAACTGTTACAGTAGTTGGTTGTGTTGCATTTACCAAATAAAAAGTTAATGATACTTCGTATAAATTCTTATCTTCTTTTGGAGAAACAATGACAGTTTTAAGAATTGCTCTAGGCTCATAATTCCTTATAGCATTTGAAATTTCTTGTTGCAATGCACTGGATGTTATTGTTGATATTGGTTCAAACAATAAAGAATCAATATTTGTACCAAATGATGGATTAAACAACTTTTCATACTTTTTTGTTGATAGTATGTTTCTTATTGAACGAATAATCGCCTGGCCATCATAACTCAATGCAACATCACCCACCACCGGCCGTCTAGCGAACGTGAAATCTATGTCGGAGTACAGTTTTGTAAGTGTTTGTGCCATCTTTTATTTATGTCTAGGAGTAAAACGCTTTTTTGAAATTTGGAAGCTGTCGGAGAAAATTCTTGGGCCGGAACGCAAAAATTCGAAAATTATGAAATTCTTGATTTCAATTTATCAGTACCAATAAAATTGATATATAAGTATTGTTCAGTTTCACCCAGTTTAGTGAATTTTTTGGTTTGATTATACTTATCAACAAAAGTCTTTAAATTTCCGTAATAATTTATATCAGAATTCATTCTATTGGCCAAAAATGTATTTGCAGATTGAATGTATGTATTCATCTCTTGTACACGGGATGGTATTAAAACTGAGTTTGTGGTATATGGGTTATCAATACCAGCTTGAATTTCCGCAGGATATGTTGATATAACATTTGCATTTGCTTGTAATTGTGGTCCAATCATTAAACTAGTAAAACTTCCTAATATTGGAGCTGTGTTTTTTATAGAATCTGTTTGATTTGTCACATAAAGAGCTGTTTTACCAGCAATTACCGCTTGGTCAAGATAAGGATTTACTTGATCGAAACCTGTAAATGGTGTTACACCAGACAATCTATTTGTGTGTTCTATAAATGCATTTGCGGTGTTTGCAAAAGCAACTGATGATGATCTTATATTTGATAAACCGTTGGCTCCAGATTTTTGTAATATTAATAAAACAGTGTTTTTAATGTTAGTTAGTTGTGAAATGATTGGATTTTGATAATATCCACCAACATCGTTGTTTCTAATATCTTGAGCCTGCCAAGTTGTAATAAAGGGTGGCATACTGTTCAAGTGTGCTTGTGCATTGGCCGAAAGTGTGGTTATTTGACCATTAGGATCATCAAAATTATAACCTAATGTGGCAAAAACACCGGTTGCATTATTTACTGTTGCCATATCAAACTCCTGCGAAATTGGACAAAGGTGTAGTCGTTATACCATGAACACCAAAATGTTGATGATAATTAAAGATAGAGGAATTTATAATATCAGACATTAAAACTGCATCCATGATACCAATATTTGCATAAGCAAAATTGGCCAAAGGTGCATTAACCGAAGTCATAGATGTGATTGAACCTATTGTGTTAATACAACCAGGAACCGCAATCGGAGTTAATGGTGACGGAATACCCAATGACAAACCACCAAAACCAGAAACAAATCCAAGTGGTCCTGCAAACACACCGGTTCCTGCATTTACCCTAGTTTCAGCATTAATTATGTCAGCAGAAATTGAACCACCAACAACTAAATCTGAAGCCAAATAAAAATGGTCTGCGGCCGCTAATCTTAAAGAACCACCAAAATTTTCATTTGCTGATATAGAAACATCATCATCACCAGAAATTGAAATGTCTTTGTGTGACCTTATGTTTGTTTTACCTTGTACCAGTAAATTATAATCACCAGCAACCTGAACGTTCATGTCTTTCAGAACATTCATATTACAATTACCTTCTATCTGAATGTTACATGATCCTTTGATTAAAACATTCTTGTTTTTAATTGTGATTTCATAACCATCACCAAAAACTTTATGTACCTCATCACCATTTGGATGCATTTCAATAAAAGTTCCTGTTCTATGCGATAAACGAACACGTTCACGACTCGGTGTGTCATCCATTTCAAGTTTATGACCAGACTCCGTAACTGTTGCATTATTGTACGGATAGATTGGTCCATTATCCATATTAGCGGCAGATTCTGGTTCTGTCCACAGGTTATCCGTTGGTGGTGTATTGATTGTACTCATAATTTAAGCTGGTATTCCTTGTTTTGCTGTAACACTTGTACTTGCTGTAACCGTATTTGCTGAAGCAAATGTAGATGTATAATTTGCAATTGTTGTGTTGGCTGCAGCCAAATCAGCCGCATTAACAGGAATCAACAAACCAGCTGTTGCAGCCACAGGTATTGCAACTGCTCCGGCTACTGCAACACCAGCCAAATTTACAGTTTTATATGCTTCAGATGCAACTTCCTTGGCCGCAGAAACCAATTCTGTTAATTCTGAATTTGTTTGGCCACCAGACAATTCTGCAAAAAAATCACTAAAAACACTACCAATCAATTTTAATAATCTAGATAAACAATCTCTTAGTAAAGCCAAAAATCTTGCTGGTAGACCTAATATCCATTGTACAATTTCTCTTAATTTTGTAATGTAAGCTAAAACATATTTTTCAAAATCAATGATTGGTTGAATAATTTCTTTCTGTATTCTTTTTAATTCTCTTGCTATAGATTTTAATTTATCTATCAACCATGAGTATTGGCCTGTAGCGTCAGTTATACCAAGTAATCTCATAATTGCACGTATGCCTTCTCGAATTTGATTTGCTACCGCTTTTAAGAATTTTTTCAATTCTATATTCTTTTGCATCTCAGAAACAAAATCACAAACGTGTGCCAATTGTTTATTTGTATTACCTACCGAAGTTCCATTAACAATACCCCTAGCTGCAGCATTTAATGATGGTTGACCAGGTATTTGTCCATCATTTTCTGCACCAACAGGTGGTTTTAAATTTGGACCTCCTACAATTGGTAGAGGTTGTGTTACAGCTGCCATAAATTATTCCTTCTTATGTTGGTATCAATCCGGGTAAAACACCCATCATCACTGGTGCTTGTGCCGATTCACCGTCCATAAAAAACCCTACAATCCAGTCATCAATTCTTGGTGGCATAAAAGAATTTGAATTATTTACGGGATACATTGGTAAAGCCCATGGCAAATTATCTGTTGGTAACTCTAATTTATTGTCTGTATGCCAACCAAAAATTCTTACTCTGCATCGACCAAGAGCCAGTGTGTCACTTCTGTCCTCAACAACACCAACCCACCATACAAAACTGTCTTTTCCAATAAAATTATGCATTTACAATATCTTTATATTCCATGTTTGAATAACTTGGTGAAGGATAAGAAGATTTTAAACTTTCTTTTGCCAGTTCCAAAATTGTTTGAAAAACACCTTGTGATTGTATTACATGTCTAACAGCAGTCACAAGATATTTACCAGAAAAGAATTTATCAAATTCTCTATTGCTCATCTCTGGATCAAAATTATTACTGTACAATTGAAAATTAACTGTTCTTCCAGCAGTTATTTCGGTATCACCAGGTATAATTGCCTTTATAACAGTATAGTTAGCTAATGCAATTTGTGCAGTTCTATTAGGAACATAAGTTTCAATGTAAATATCGTTTGAAACACCAGATGCATTTTGTTTTATATAGGCCTTGTCTTTTTCACCAGAATTACTGAAAGCCAATTTTAATGAGGAGTTATACATTTCTGTTTGTTTTTTACCTAACCGGTTCGTACCTTCTCCCGAAGCACTGTATCCATTCAAGTCATTTTTGTTGAAATTGGTTATTTTTTGTGTTCTTGTTAGTGGATCAATTGTTATCAATTTACTAGAATATATTCCAGATTCTGTTGCTTCTAATGAATCAAATGTCTTAACAAATTCATATTCTAAAACCGTATTTAATCCTGAGGCTAAGTCTGAATTGTTTATGTTGGCGGGTTTGTGTATATACGTTCCATATACACTTTCAGCAAACATTGATTGTAATGACCTAAAATAAAATCCATCATTTGTCTCAAAAAACAACATGTCAGCACCTTGACGGCCAATAGGTCTTGCATAAGTCGATAACCAACTAATTGCTTCAAATGGTTTTAATCTAGGTATAACAAAATCATATGTTCCAAAAGTTGGTTCAATATACTGAATCTTTTTATTTTTTACATTTAAACAATTTTGGTCTGTTAATATAGTTTTAATAATATCAGAGATTTGTTGGCCTTTAAAACCTTTTGATAGTTTTAATTGTTCAGATAATAACATTTCTTCGGAACAAAAATAAACTGTAAAGAATTCGGAGTTTATGTTTCCGGAAGGTTTTCTATTACCAATTTTGTATATGCGAAAAGTTCTTATGATTTTTGCGGCAGGATCCTCACTTCTAGTTTTTCCATAAGCAATATTAATAAATTCAGTACCATGTAATTTTAATGTTTCAATCAATCCTACAGCATCTTTTAGAATAACATATCCAGAACAAGCAAATGCGTAAATATCCTCAAAAAAAGACAACTCCACAAGAAGATTTTTAAGTTTATATACTTGTTGACCATCGGTTATTATGTCTATCGCATCTAAACTGAAATCTTGTGGATATATTAAACCGTCTTTTGCTTCTGTATTTTCCATTTCAACTCATTAATTTAGTAAATTCTGATTCTAATTGATCTGCATATAATTTATTTAACAATTTTATAGTTCTTTTGCTTTCATTTAGACTAAGTTCATATTCATAATTTGTTACAGCAACTGTCTGAATTGATACGTCTACAAATGTTGTGGGATCTGTAACCTTACTTTTAGGTAACTGAAAAGTTTTAGTTGGACCAATACCATATGGATAGTTTATAAATTCTTCACCTGAAATAACAAATTTTTCCACTACTGTTTGGTCATTTACTGTTCCACGACTTGCTTTGGTAATTACTTTTTCATAATGATGTGTGCCATTTAAATTATTACCATACTTACCTTCAACATAATTATTAAACTGTGAATGTGATAATGGCCAATCCCATTGAGGATCCATCATTTCATTACAATATAAAACAATCCAAAAACGACTAACATCATTATAGTACTTATGTGCAACAATTTCTGGTGTATCGCCATCTTGTACGTCATACAAATAAAAATTCAAACCATTATTCAACATTTCAGGAATAAAACTCACCCTAGCCATTAAATTAGTGTAGACTGTGGATACTCTATTTTTATCCGTATATGTTACTTTTGGTAAATTTTTAAAATATTGCATTTTTAATATCCATTTTCGATATCTGATCTATCAACTAGGTCCATTTCTTGCAGCGCCAATGTTACAGTTGTTTGCACTGGTGCACCGTCACTATGAGCTGACCACATTCCGTTTGGTGCATAATTGACTTCTACGGATGTGATTACACAATCTTTTAATTTTGGTATATTCAAATTTTGTGAATTGTTAAATTTAAAGTCTACTTGAAAAACTGCTGGTGGATTAAAAAACATACCTCCAGCGGCCTGAGTTTTTTGTGGAGCAGACCATTTCCTAAACAATTTGATGATTTCTTTAACATCTTGTGCTTCTTTTGAAGAATATGGAGTGAATGTGAAGGACATATTGAATTGTCTAAACTCAATACCTTGAAATAACATTTGTTTTTGTGGATTAAAAACATAACCCATTTTATTCAAACCTAATTTTAATGCATCATTATCATTTAATGTACTAGTTACAGACCTAATCAAACCTCCAATTGCCGGCAAAGCTCCAGCCGCACTGGCCAAAGTTGTGGATCCATCGTATGTGGCTTCATTTGTAAATGACATTGTTTCTGGCATATACAGTGCAATAACTGCTTGATTCTGAACTTCTCTTTTTGAAACAAATTGTGAAACTTGTGACATACCTCTATTAACTGTTTCAGCGATTGCGCCAAGGCCTTGCTTTGCCACCGCAGCTGCTTGGTCGGCAAGATCCGCAGCCGAGTCTACTGCTCGTCCTATGACACCACCAACAGTGTTTTCGGATCCAGTAATAAACTGTACGCTTTGAGCAACAACTTCACTAAATGGGACTTCTTTAATTTTTTTAATTGTAAAAACTACTGAATGGCTTCTGGTCGAACTTCCTAAATCTCTAGGATATTTGTAGAAAGGTAATCCACCTGATTGATACAACGAATCCAAAGGTCCACCACCACCGCCAAAGCTGGGTATGGTTATGCCACTAATTGATGTTGGTATTGTTATGATTGCCATGTTTTTTTAGGAAAAGGTTATACATATATTTATGGCATATTCTGGAACATTCCGACCTTCAAATCCTCAAAAATACGTAGGGGATTACAAAAACATCATTTATCGTTCATCATGGGAATGCCGGGTGATGAATTGGCTCGACAAAAATCCAAATATTGTGTCTTGGGCCTCAGAAGAAGTGATAATTCCATACAAATCTCCTGTAGATAATCGTATGCACCGTTATTTTCCTGATTTTGTCGTTAAAGTGCGTGATAAAGATGGTAAACTTAGAACTATGATGCTTGAAGTGAAGCCCAAGAAACAAACTATGGAACCAGATAAAAAGAAAAGAGTCACAAAACAGTATATCCAAGAAGTTGTGACATGGGGTGTCAATCAGGCCAAATGGAAAGCCGCCACAGAATATTGTTTAGACCGTGGTTGGGAATTCAAACTTATAACGGAAGACCATCTCGGACTATAACTAAATATCCGATGACAACAAAATCCATACTCACCACAATAACTGAAGAAAAACTTCAGGCTCAACATCCAACGATGAGCCAAGAGTCTCTAAAATGGTTAATGCAAAAAGTCGCCGGTCTTAGAAATCCTGGCCGATTATCTATTCCTATAACAAAAGAAAAGACCCGTTGGACCAGGCCTGCTGACAGACAAAAATTTTTAATGGGTGGGTTGTACTATTTTGTTTATGATCCCAAAGGTAAAAATGACTTGCCATATTATGATAGATTTCCACTTGTTTTACCTTTGAAACGTCAATCAGATGGTTTTATTGGGTTAAACATACACTATCTACCACTTAGATATAGAATCTTATTCATGCGGAAACTATTGAACTTTGCAATTTACAATGATGACGATGAAATTAAACGCATCCGAATCACCTATCCAATGTTGGACGCATCATCTAAGTTAAAAGAGTTCAGGCCTTGTATCAAATATTACCTATACAACCACATAAAATCCAGGATTCTGGCAGTGGAACCTAATGAGTGGGACGTTGCAATTTATTTACCAATACAACAATTCAAGAAGGCTCAACCAACAGAAGTCTGGAAAGATTCTGTCGAAGAAATAAGGAATTCATAAATGACAAGAAGTATCAACGATTTCAAATCAAGTTTTACTGGTGATTTATCCAGACAAAATAGGTTTGATGTATCTATTCCTATACCACTAACTTTGTTGCCTTATGTTAAATCGGCAAGACAACTCACATACAGATGTGAGAATGCTAATCTTCCAGGCAGAACATTTGCAACAGCTGAACAAAAATCATATGGTCCAGTAGAAAAATATCCATATGAAACAACATATACTGACATTGACCTAACATTTATACTTGATGATGATATGCAATCTAAATTGTTGTTTGATGCGTGGCTGAATTATATCAATCCAGCATATAATTATAATTGGAGATATAAAGAAAACTATGTAACAACAATTACAATAAACCAGTATTCAGTAACAAATGATTTGACTTATTCAGTAAATCTATATGATGCATATCCAATTTCTATGAATCAATTGGACTTAGACTGGAATGGCGAAGGATATCATAAATTGTCCATAACATTTGCATACACATACTGGAAAAATAATTCACTACAATCTTTGGGAATGGAACTATTGGATGCTGGTATAAATTCACTTGTAGTTGGATTAGGAGGCCTTGGTGGTACAGCTGCTGGGGCAATAGGAACTGGGATTAATACTATGGCCCAAGGAATTGAAACAATTAGAACTGATTTATACTATTAAGGAGTTATTATGGCTTTACCAAAACTTGAAGTGCCAACATATGAATTGGAATTACCGCTTTCTAAAAAAACAATTAAGTTTAGACCTTACCTAATCAAGGAACAAAAAGCCTTGATGATGGCATTAGAGTCATCTGATGCAAAAACAATTCAACATAATGTGCGAGAAATATTAGATGTATGCACTCTCACAAAAGATGTTGATGTTGATGAATTGCCAATTATAGACATTGAATATTACTTTATACAACTGAGAGCAAAGTCTGTTGGTGAAATATCTGAATCAAAATATCGTTGTAATAATGAAGTTGAAGATAAAGTCTGTGGCAACATTATGGAAGCCAAAATTGATTTGACTGAGGTCAAACCTGTACAAGAAGAATATGTGGATCCAGAAATTCAACTGACAGATAAAATTGTCGTTAAAATGAAATATCCACCATTCAAGTTAATTAAAGACTCTATTGAAATGGAAGACATTACAGAAGTTACTTTTAATATGCTGGCTCAATCAATTGAATATGTTTATGATGGTGAGCAATTTCATTATGCGAAAGAATCTTCAGTTGAGGAATTGATTGAGTTTATTGAACAATTGAACCAAGAACAATTTGAAAAACTAGAAAAGTTCTTCAATAGTATTCCTAAATTATCTAAGAAAATTGATATGACTTGTTCCAAATGTGGTTTTGAACACCACTTGGATGTGGAAGGGCTCGAAAGTTTTTTCGGCTAATACTTGGTTATGATGATTTAAGAAATTACTACAAGACTAACTTTTCCTTGATGCAACACCATAAGTATAGTCTTACCGAACTTGAAAATATGATACCTTGGGAACGAGATATCTATGTCGCCATGTTGATTCAATATTTGGAAGAAGAAAACCAAAAACTAAAAGAACGACAAAGAAAATAAATGAATTTATTTGTAAAAAATAAAAACGATGCAGGTGAATATTCGCCTAGTCCTGTTGTGTCCGGGAAAACAAAAAGTTCTGCCAGTCTTTTTAAAAAAACTGTAAGTAAAATTG